ATGGAGTAGTGGCGGAAGTTCAGGCGCGCCGCTGCGTCACGACGCGTCAGTTCGATGAAGATAGGCGAGGTGCCGAAGATGGCAAAGTTGTGCAGCAGTTCCTGAAGTTCAAGGCTGAAGTTGCTTGCGGCCAGAGACTTCAGGACTCGGTCCGTGCTCGCGTCCATCCACTCGCGGACTTCGCTCTGTTCGTTCAGCTGCTCGTCCGTCGCGCGCAACCGGAACCACTGGGCGCCCGGAGACACCGTGTTGCTGAACAGGCCCGCGGCCAGGAGCCGCGCACACCGGATCCCTACTGACTCGCTCGGGTACGCGTGCTCCAGGCCTTCCGTTGTCCCGCCGGCCTCCGGGATGGAGGCTTCGTCGGGGAGTGTGTACTGCGCGACCTGCCGGTACAGGGCGTCAAACGGCGCGCGTTCAGACTTGAGCTGGTCGAACGTCTCGCGGATCGTCTTGGCGTCCTCGGCCATGCTGCGTACTCCGCTCCGTGTGGGCTACTGACCCAGCATCGTCTTGCCTTGCGTCGCCTGGGTGATCGGGGTCAGGAAGGTGGATTCGCGGTTGTACCGATGCACCAGTCGCCGCCGCTCGTTGTCCACGGCCGCCTGCGTCGTGGCGGTCTCCACCTCCACTGGCGCCACCGCCGGCTTGACTGCCGGTGCTTTCCCGCCGCCGCCGCCGCCACCCATGGTACTCTCCTCCACTCTCCCGGACCTCGAATCCCAGCAGTCCCGCGAAACGCGCGACTGCCGCGCGTCTTGTATGAATGTACAACGTATGCAGCGGTGTTGTCAAGTAAATGGCTTGTAGAAACGTCCGACCAGCCGCCAAAGCCGCGCGCTCCGGAACGTGCGGCAACCGGCAGAAGTGCGCCCAGCACGAGTACGTGCCGCCGACGTCGGGCATGAAGTGCGTGAAAATCGCGTATCCACCGAGCCGCCCCGTGTCCGAGTCATACGCCGCCCACACATGTGCGCGCGCGCCGACCCAGTCCATCCAGGTCGGAAGCCGCTCCGCGTCAAGCTCGTATAGCAGATCCGCCCAATTGTAGTGTTCCGCAACCTCCAGGTACATCCCCCCGAGTACCGCCCGGTCCGTCTCCAGCCGCCATGTGAATCGCGCCATGCCTTACACCTCTCCGCTCATCCCACGGGCTTGTCCCGTGGTCCTGCCATCTATCTGGCCAAAAGTACGGCTGCCGTCTATACAGTGTTCTGCTCCATCACCAGCACGTCAAACCCGCCGTCCTGGCGGGACCTGACCGAAAACCGAGTCGTGGCGTCCTCGACCCCGGCGGCCATGGCGATGCAGTATCTGTCTTCGGTGCTGAGCGAGTCGTGGTGGTGTCCCCACAGTGTCTGAGCGCGTCGCACGCACCGTAGGCGCTCCTGAAATCGGAGACACAGACACGTCAACAACAATTCGTCAGCAGAACAAGGCGGCTGCACGGGACCGCTTACTGTGCTGGTGGTTGCGTCCATGGTCACTCCTGTCGCGGCCCGTGAGCCTGGGTGTTCTGCCCGTCCAACATTCTGGCCGCCGCGTCGAGTTCCATCCACCCGAGTACCGGCCCCTCCAGTTCCGCGCCGTCGGCGCCACACCACACCTCGCCATCGTGGAAGGCGGGCCAGATCGGGTATTCGTCGCCGCTGCACCGAATGAGGACGGTCATGTCCGCGTCCGGCAGTTGGTCCCGGACCCAACCCGCAGAACAAGGCGGCTGCACGGGACCGCGAGCGGTCCTCGCTCCGAATGTCGTGCACAGGTCTTTGCTCATCGCGTCATCCATGGTTACTCCTAGCGGCCCGTGAGCCCGGTGTTGTGCGGCCGCACCTCGCGGTTACATCTGCGGCACCGCGCATCCGGGTGGCGGTCGGGGTGGTAGCACTCGCGCGGGGTCGAGGAGGAGTAGCGCGCGTTCTCATTGACCCACCAGACGAAATGGCCACAACCACAAACGCACAACAAGGGCGCTGCAGCGGACGGGGTACCGCCGATGAGCCCGGTGTTGTGTGGGACAGGCTCGACTAGTTGGCACCCGCATTCCCCGCAGACCGGGTACCCGTCGGGGAAGTCGGCATCGTCCAGGATCTCGCGCGCCGGGCCGATGTTCCTGCAGGACAGACACCGCACGACCTCAATCACGTGTCCATCAGCGTCACAGATTTCGATGTCTTCGTCCATCGTCAGTCGCCTTTCGATTCGGAAGCACAACCAGCGGCTTCAGCGGACGGTGTACCGCCGCTGATCCCGGTGTTATCTCCCTCGCAGCACACTGATCGACCGTGGCGCGAGGATCCGCACGCCCGCCCGTTGCGTCAGCACGGTTTGCGCCTGGGCCGGCCCGGCCGGTCTGTCGCGTTGCGGTCTCAGTTCGGCCAAGGCCCAGTACCGCGCCGCGTCCATGGCATGGTTGAACTTGTCTATCGGGTCCGGGAGCCACACTCCCGTGGCGCGGTTCCGGTCCCAGGTGTAGTTCTCAATCTCGATCTGCACATTCTGACTGCCCATCCAGACGTGAATCCGCCGCCGCCGAAGCAGGTCAATCCCGTGCCGGATACTGTCCGGGCTCTTCACGGTCGGGACCACGTTGTATCCGGCCAGCGTCAGGTCTCGGCAACTCTCTGGCTCTGCGGACTCCGCGTGTATGCGCAACTTCTTGTCCACGCCAGCCGCCTCCAGGCGCGCTTCCAGGCTCGGTTCGCTGGGTTTCGAGACGTTCCGTGTCACCAGCAGGCCCGTTTCGTACACCACTTCCCGCAGCCATAGGTCATGCTGGAACAGCGCGCACTCAACCACCGCCGTGGGATCCTCTGAGTACCCGAAGTCCAGGCCGTACCCGTACCGCTGACAGTTCATCCGGTCGGGCCAGGTCTCGACCTTGTCCCACAACTTGTAAATCACACCCTCACGCCGGCCGCGCTTGCCCAGCCCGTAGACCGTCCAGTGCCATTCATCGGCCGTGCCGCGGGCAATGTTCCGCGCGGTCGGCTCGAAACTCTCAATCTCCGCAATCTGTTCCGGGCTCAGGAACGGGTTGTCCCTGTATGTGGTGTGGCAGTAACTGAACTCGCCGGTACGCGTCATGACCCGCTCGAAGACCCAGTGCTGGGTAAGGGACGGGTTGAAGTCCAGAATTCGCAACTTGCTTGTGCGCTGCGTGAGCTGCTTCCACGCGTCGTAGCTCTGCTCCATGACCTCGTTCAGCCATAGGATGTCGATCTGCGGGCCGTGTAACTTGGTCACGTCGCTGGTGCCGCCAAACTCCAGGATGCTCCCGTGCTTCCATTCGTACTTCTTCAGTGTCCCATTCCAACACGTCGAATCCCAGCATTCCATCAGGCCCATGATGGTCTTGAAGTCGCGCACCACGCTGCGCTCGCACGTGCGGCCGTCGTTGCGGCCGCAGAAGCAGACCAGTCGTTCTTCCGATAGGCTCGCGATCAGGTACATCAGGATCGCCCACGTCTTCCCGGAGCGCGTCGAGCCCTCGAGGATCACAATCGGGCGCGTGTTCTCGATCAGCGTCAGGTACGACCTGGTCGCCTCGAGTTGGGTCAGTTCAACTTGTGGGCTGGTGTCCGTCGCGTGTCTCCTGGTCTTCCGGTTCCGATACAGGCGCGGGCGCCGGCGCATCTGGCGGGCGCGGGCGTACAAAGAAACGCACCTCCTTGCGCACGCGGCCGGATACCTGGTGCTTCTCCGCTGCGTGGTAGCCGCGCATGTTCGCCAGCTCATGCGCCGCCCCGACCGGATCCCGGAGCTTGACCCGCACCCGCTGTCCGGCCGGCGTGTCCTCAATCGTCACTTCCTGGACCCCGGGCGACGTCAGGTCTTCAAGCTTGACGCTGCCGTCCGGCCGTACGTAGTGCGCCAGTTTGCACCGGATAACGTTTGTTAGCATACGGCATACCTCGTCATGCGTCGCAATCGCGTCGGATTCTGACTGCTTTCGGAGCCGTTCCAGCTCGGCCTGGATGTTAGGTTTTGTTAGGAGCTGGCTCGCCGTTACCCTCGCGGACTTGACGGCATATCCGGCGCGGATCGCGGCGCGGCTGCCGTTGCCGTCTATCAGGTGCTCGCAGCAGAAGCGCTGCTCTTTTGCGGTCAGTTCGCGTTGGTCAGACATGCTGACATTCCTTCGCCTGTTCGGCACGGCGCCGCAGTGTCCATTCGCTCTCGAACTTCAGCATGAACAGGCCCGGCCCCGTCACGCCGTCAACCTCGCGAGGTCCGTACTCGCGCATCAGCGCGATGACCTTACCGGTGTCGGTCTGGCCGGCCGCGTCCACGGTCACGCCCGCCGTGTCAACCGTGATGGTCAGCCGACCCGCCGCCAGTCGTTCCCGCCATTCGATCAACTCACGCAACATCCGTCTGGATCCTCCATCCCACGGGCTTGCCCCGTGGTCATGCCAGTCGATACCAAGCACCGATGCGGCCGGCGAACATGGCGCGAGGCCATTCGGTAATGACACCGTTCTGCCTCATAGCCCGCCACAGTGCATCTTGTACATCCGGCCACGGCTGGTACTCCGGCACGGTCCGGAAGTCGTGCAGCACGAGGATCCCGCCGGGCTGCACCAGCCGCATAGCCTGGCGGATATCCGCGTCAACCGCCGGGCTGCAATGGTCGCCGTCCAGGAACACCAGCTTGGCAGACCTGTCCGACAGCGTCGGCAACACCAGCTCGCTCAGTCCGGGCGCTACCGTCACGCCAGGCCGGAACGGCTCCAGGTACCGGTGCAGGTGCGCGGTCACGTCATCGCCCAACTGCGCCGTGGGCTTCGGCTCGCTCGCGTCCAGCATCCACTGGACTACGGGCCCGCCGCAATCGATCGTCGTCACGTGCCCCCCTGCCGTCAGGAGTACGGTCGACTTCCCGAACAGCGCCCCAACCTCCACAATGTCACCCGGATGGCTCCGGACCTCCAGGGCCAGCGCCAACAGCGCCGCCATCTCGATCTGCGACAGACACCCGGGTATCGTCTCCGCCAGTGCCAGCAGTTCACTCGGTCGCATGCGCCACCGCCTTTCCCCACGCCTTGGCCTGTTCCTGCTCCTGCCACACCGTCTTGCCCGCCTCGATGTTCTCGGCACGGCGCATGGGGTACCAGTCCGCGGTCTGTCGGCTCTCGTGGCCGATGTGCCAGACCCGGCCCGGCTCGCGTCGCACGTCCAGGCCTGCGAGGCGCGCGCGCGTCACCAGGTCGCCGTCTTCGCGGCCAAAGCCTTCCATGCGCTCGTCATACCCGCACAGTCGCTTCCAGTTCGCGCCCGTCATGCAGAGCG